AATAATATGAATATTGAACAATTAAGAGAAACGCTAACGATCGATGAGGGTAAAGTCAATGAAATTTATGAAGACCATTTGGGCTACGCAACTTTCGGAATTGGCCATTTGGTCCTTAAATCAGATCCAGAGTGTGGAATGTCTGTGGGAACCCCAGTATCAGAAGATCGAACAATCGAATGCTTTGAGCACGACGTACAATCAGTACTTAAAGACTGTAACAAGCTGCATGAAGGATGGGATAACTACCCTGAAGAAGTAAAACAAGTTGTTGCTAATATGATGTTTAATATGGGACTTACGCGCTTGAGTAAATTTAAAAACCACAACGCAGCGCTGCAACGTGGTGATTGGAAAGGAGCTGCCACAGAAGGCAGAGATTCAAGATGGCACAAGCAAGTAACGAACAGAGCAGAAAGACTAATGGTAAGACTAGAAGAACTTTAAGAGTAGAGTCTAGTATACCACAAGATGAACAAAAAAATATGGGTTGGTTTTGGTGTTATGAGAAGCAAGGTTTCTTTAGACATTCAGACTGGCATAAAAGTTTACAAGAACTTAACTTAACAAGTTTATAACGGAGATAAAAATGAAAATTAAATTACAAGGCAGCCAGGTAAATAGCTTGGCTACAGCATCTAACGTAGGTTTTGCTACTCTAGTTCGAGTTTATAACAGCACTGCAGCAGATATAGGATTAACTCAAAAAGAAGGTGCTACTGTTATTGGTACTATTACTATTCCGAGTAAAGGTATTGAGTATATTCAAAAGATGCCATCTCAAACTTTACAAGGTGGTGCTGGACTTTTAGCTGTATCGATAGCTTTTAATAGCTAATTACTAGAGGAATTATTATGCGTATATCATATATAAAAAGTGGATTGTTATTACTATGGATTGTCATGGCAACTTCAGTAGGCGCTCAAGAAGGATTAATAGATGATACTATTACAACAGATTCTACTACACGAAGCACTGTTGATTCTACTTCTACTAGCACTACTACTTTAAAGTCGCCACCACCTTCAGCAATATCTCCAACCATTAATACGTCGAATTCTGATCTTTGTACATTCGGTGTAGCTGGAGCTATTCAAACTCAAATCTTGGGTATATCTACAGGGACTCAAGTAACTGACGATAACTGCGAAAGGTTAAAGCTTTCTAAAACATTATATGATATGGGCATGAAAGTTGCTGCTGTTTCTACTATGTGTCAAGACGAACGAGTTTTTAATGCCATGATGATGGCTGGAACTCCATGTCCTTATGATGGAATGATTGGTGCCGACGCTAAAGCTGCGTGGGAAGTAAATGCCGAGGAGAAACCAGATGCTGAAAAAGAAAAAGAAGGAATGGAAGATGGTACTAAGACATTGTTGGGTGGGGCTGGCGTTGCTAGCTTACTCATCTTACTCTTACTCTAACGACGAAACAGTATTCGGTTCAACTGGAAACGCTGCTTCTTTTGGTTATAGTTGGGTTATGTCTAACATATTACCACAACAAGCAGGTTTAGCTGTAAATGGTATAATCTATCGTTACACAACAGTTAAGAATGCTGAGGATGCTATGGTAGTTTCAGTACAGAATGAGAACGCACGTGGCGATGGTTATATTTTTAGAGAAGTTGATGATTGGACGGGTATTCCGGGTAATACCATAAATAAAGTTATACCAGTTGATAATATTGACATATCGTATTGGGGACGTGGGTCTATAGATTGGACCGGTACTGGAAGTGTTGAAGACGCAACAGTAATATACACGTATCAATATGATACATGCTTTGATCCACAATCTGATCCTTCTTGTCCAGGGTGGGATTCTGGAACATATGCAATTGATATGGGGGCAGTTGAAGCTATAGACCCATTAGACAATGATATGATTCAGGATGAACTTGATCGAAAAGCTATGCTTAAAGATGAAGAGCAAGATGAAAGGGATATCAAACAGATGAAAGAAGAAGCAGTACTTGAGGAAACATTAGAAAAGATTTTAGGCATTGTTAATACTACACTATTATCAATGGATTCGGTTCAGAGACATAACGAATTAAAAGCCATTAATTATATGCCTAAATCTTACTACGATACTATACCGGGAGGGAAGATCATAGACGTACCAATGTTGAATGATTCGGATCTACCAGAAAATAAAAATGCTTTACGTAATAATTTAGCACAACAAATAAAACACAAAGAGCTTGTTAATTTACAATACAACAAGTAGTGTTTAATAGGAGAACATAAATGTTCATGAATAAAGTAAAAGTAAAAAGCGCACTTTCCTTACTCGCTTTGTCTATTGGTGTTACCTCTACTTTGGTAGCAGCAGAAGACGTACAGATTACAGGAAACGTTGCGTCTAAGTGCGTAGTTACGACTGATACTATTGGTGTGTTTGGTAACCCCTCACCTAGTGTATTAAGTACTGCTCAAACTGATGGTGGTGTTCAGCCAATCATTCGTTATGATGTAATTCAAGCAGATTTCTATAAAGCTAGAATCATTGTTCCAAATAGCTTTTCTGAAAGCCCTACGCTTGATGATGTAATTAACTGGACTGGTGATGTTGAAGTTGGTGAAGTATCAGATGCTTTGATGTCTGCATATGACCAAAGTAAAATCTTATATGATAACGTAACAGAAATTGATTTAACTGTAGCTGGTAGTACTTGGTTTAAAGTTGATTCAGTTGCTACTTATGGATATGATAAAGCTTTACCTGCTGGTACATATAGATCTATTGTTAGCGCTGAGTGCATTGCTAACTAATGGTCCAATATATATTGATGTTTGTTGCTATTCTGAGTGGGTCTATTGAGGCCCACCAGTTTACTCCAACGTATCCTGAACTATCTGGTTCTTACGTTAAAGGTATATCGTCAGCTAACATGCAATTATTTAATCGCAGAAACGATGCGAGTTACTATGAGATTGGTGTATTCGATAAGGATTGGAATAAGGTACCCTTTGCGACGCCAACTAAAATTATAAGAGTTGACTATCTAAAGACTGTAAAGTTCGATGTTTTTATCAGAAATAAAGATAAATCACGAGCAGTTTACGTATGCACAAAGTCTAAATTGATAGTTGATGGATCGGCGATAACTTCGGTTAGTTCAAGGATCTGTTCAAAATTTAGGTGAGTAATATAATGAAGATTAAACTGATATTAACGCTACCACTATGCATGATTAATTTTGCTGTAGCCGATAGTAGTTCTTTGAATCTTAACATTCCTACTTCGCCACAGAGTTACCAGTCTGATCGTATTAGAGCAGACAACGTAGAATGCTCTATGGCAATTGGTTCATCAACTAATGTTGAGTTTGGAGTTGTGGGTATTATCAATCAACAAGACCCATTTAATAATAACCAATTTGGTAATGAGCTTAATAATCCATATGATCCAGGATTAGTAAAAGATGTTGGCGTATACGCTAAAATAACTATACCAATTGGCGCGCCAAAAGAGAGACTTAATTGCAATACTCTATATCAACTGGAGCTTGAAAAGAAGCGATTAGAGGTAATGAAGTTAAAACAAGAAATTGCGAATCTGAGAACTTTAAAGTTCGAAAATGATGATTAGGAACTACAATGGCTGAATTCGAATTCGGTGGGATGACATTTAAAGGTGGCAAGATGATGATTATCTTGACTGCACTATCAACTCTAGGCGGAGCAACTTGGGCTGGCTTTGAGTTCTATAACGATTATAGAAACATGAAGGAAATCGTAGAGAATATCGATGTAGGATCTATTGATGCTCGCAATGACGTCATTGAATCTAAACTTAACGACGCAATCGAATATACGCGTGATATTAAATCTGGACTAAGAGATGATATTATGGGCATTGAAAAACAAGCAGACCGTGTAGAAGATATGGTTCGTGTTTCTGAAGAAAAGGTCCGAGATATGATAGACAAGGCCAATAGTAGATTCGATACTAAGAGAGATATGCTACAATCTGACTACGACTCAAAGGCGTCATCACTCAGAAATGACTCTGACACAAAAATAGAAGCGCTTGAAAAGCGACTGAATGACCAACTACAAAGAGCTTTAGATAATCCATTGGCTGATCAGTAGTCTCCATATTCCCCTACCTGGGACCGACCTGAGGATGTCACAAAACTGCTCACATATCCTATATACCCAAAAGTTATATGCTTATAACTAAATGATCTAAAAAGAAGTGAATTAAACGTTTACATTACGCCCAAAGTATAGTATAATATACCCCTAATCAAATGAAAGGAAAGAAACATGGTCTATAACACACAACTTCACATCCCTACTAAATCTCTAGACTTACTTAACCAATTTGCAATTTCACATGGTTGTACTTACAAACTTATTAAATCTAAAGCCTCTAAACAACTCATTCAATTCTCTTCTGGTAATTTTGATCACCTCGAAGAATTAATCCAACAAACACTTGGGTTTATCCCAACTGAAAAAAAACTTAAAACTCTAATATGGGAATCATAAATTTAATTTAAAATAAAGGTAAAATAAACCTTTACAAATAATCAAATGTATGATATAATAGCTATATAAATTGATAAGGAAAGAAACATGCCACATATTGATATTTCAGGTAGAATCAAAGAAAAGGCCAGAGTTGGTCGTTATATTGAAACACTAGCTAAAGAACTTGGTATCAATCGTATGTGGTCAAAGATTATCTTTGTCAAATTTAAAACAAAGCTAGACAATGAAAGTCAGGGCCTCTGCTGGGGCTGTAGTAAAGAAGGTTATGCTGAAATAAACATAGCTCGTACTTCAGGTGGTGAGGTTATACCCTATGAAATGCTTATGCAAACACTAGCTCATGAGATGGTACATGCTAAGCAGTATATTAGAGGCGAACTCAATGGTTACAATCAATCATGGAAAGGACGTAAGCCACGTAACTACAAATATGAGAATGCTCCTTGGGAAAAAGAAGCATACGGTCGTGAAGAAGAGTTATATCAGAAGTGCTGGTTATAACTAAATGATCTAAAAAGAAGTGAATTAAACGTATACAACTACCTCAGACTGTGATATAATATACATATAAATTGATAAACACTTAAACAAAAAGAGACTATATTATGAAAAAATCTACTATGAACGCAATCAACTCAATCTCTTCTATGACTGAAATGAACCAAGTAATCGATCTAATTAAAATGAAACAAAAGCAATTAAGAGATATGGCTGCTTTTGAAGTCAAAGGTACTCTTACTGTTGGACAGAAAGTTAAAATCAATGGAGCTAAACATGGCGTTCAGTTTGGTATAATCGAAAGAATCAAGCAAAAGAAAGCTATTGTTATTATCGATGGTCGTAAATGGGATTGTCCTCTAACTATTATACAGGCTGCTTAATATGTCATTAACTGTTAAACAAAAAATCAATTCAGTAGTTTATGGATTAGTTGGAGCTGTGGTTCTATCAACTGGAGCTACTGCTATCGTAAATCTTATAAACATTCCTGATGTTTGGATCAGTTACACAACTCATGAATGTGTTCAAGTTCTCAATTTTACTGAAAAAGACGCTATTGAAAATTACAGTTGTAATAACCTTCCTTCTAAATATAACCACGTATGGGTAAAATAATATGTTGATATGGCAAAAAGAATCTCCAGTTACTGGTATGACCAACACAATGGCTATCAATGCGACAGTTGAACAAGTCGAGTTATGGCAAAACGGTACGCTTATCCAAGAAGCTATGCCAGATGCTACAGTTAATGAGCGGGAGTTTCTGATCAGTGGTTGTACCCCAACATGCTGGGCTAAGCTAGAAATTGGCGAAGATTAAAGGAGAATATATTGATTAGTATGATATCTGACGCAGTCCTATTCGCAACAAAGGCCCATGAAGGTCAAGTTCGGAAGTATACAGGCGAAGACTACGTAGAACATCCAGTTGAAGTTGCTTCAATGTTAAGAAAATACTTTGACTTTCCTGAAGAGGTCTTAGTAGCAGGTAGTATTGCAGCTATCTTACATGATACAGTTGAAGATACTGAAGCTACTTATGGAGACATCATTGCTGAATTTGGTGAGACCGTTGCTTCATACGTATGGTTTATGACTAAGCCTGAAGGATTTGTTGGCAACAGAAAGCTAAGAAAGTCTTTAGACATTAGTAGATTAAGAGAGGCTCCACCTATTGTTAAGGCTATTAAACTATGTGATTTAATGCATAACAGTTTAAGTATAGAACAATATGATCCACAGTTTTGGAAAACATTTAAAGCTGAATCTTTTGAGCTAGTTAGCATCGATAGTGGAGCAGGATTTAGTAGAATAGCGGCTCAATATGGTACATTAGATTTCTTCTTAAACGAATACTCTGAGTTCATTGAAAGAATAAGCTTATAACTAAATGATCTAAATAAAGTGAAATAAACCTTTACAAAACGTCAAATGTATGATATAATATACATATTAAATAATTAAGAAAGGTGAAGAAAATGGATAGAATGGCAATGATCAAAGCAGCTCAAAACAAGTTGCAAGAAGAGAAAGACTTTAAAAAGACTGTTAAGAAAGTCTATTCTCGTCCTAAGTATAAAGCTCCAAGATTAACAGCTGCAGTTAAAAAAGCTGGTCATCAGTCTCCTGGTAGTCTTGAATGCTTCAAAGAAGAAAACATGTATTACTCTGATAAGAACACTCAGGAATTTATTGCTGGTTCTGAAATGATGCATGCATACAATGATCAAAAACAAGATTGGGATTAAGCTATGACTGAATATACTGCGGAAGTTGAATCAATTATGCGTAAGCGGCAAGTAGAAATGTGGGCTGCTCAATGTCAATATATCTTAGGTGAAAAGGGATATATTGAAAAGGCTTTTAATAGTGGACTTATTACTCGTGAGTATAGGGATGGTACTATTGAAACAGTTGAAGAATCAAAACCAATGGCTACTCTATTACTAGAAGCGCCACATAACCTTGACACTGGCGATAAATTTTGTAGGCCTGTTTAAATGAACTATATTGGATCTATAAACTACACCCTATCGGGTCGTAAAAGAAAGAGTAAAGCTCTTAAGACAAGGCGTAAAACCCAGCAGGTATTTGTACCTCTCAAGGTCGAAAAGTCTTTAGCTGAACTTAGAATGGAAGAATTCAATGAAAAGTACAAATCTCACTCAGTAGATACTAAGTATCAGCCAAGTGAAGATCAATCATGGAAAATCGAAGAATCGAAGAATTTCACAGTTGCTCCGGCGTTTAACAAAGGGGCTTATCAAGTAATTCCACAATCTGACGTGGAACACATAGGAAAGTAGCTATGGACATTTTAATTGGTATATTCGGTGTATTGTTTACATTAGCTGTATGTTGGATTGGTATTATGGGATCCATTATTGCAGACGAAGATAAGCGTGCTAGAAGAGCTGCACATAAAGCTGGTACACATGATTATTATGGAAATAAGCTATCAAGAGGAGAAGACAATGACCAGTAAGTATATGTTGTTAAGTGAAACTCGTGGTGTAGGGGAATTTCGTAAGCTTAGTGCTGAAGTATTACGTTCATGTCAACGTGGACAAAACGCACAGTTTGGCATTCGTATGATGTATGACAATATATCATTAGGCATTGAGTGGTACGAAGGTAAAAACGAAATGTTTGCTGAAGATGCTGCTGAAAACTATATCTTGGGTATTAAAAAATATATTAGGGATTAGGTGAAATACTTGTTTACATTCAGTGTAAACTATGATATAATATATCTAACAAATCGAGGAACATATCATGGCAAGTAAAGCATTAGAAAAGGCTAGGACTAAAGGTCGTAAAAACCGAAGTTCTATTGATTCAATTAAGATGGGCCCTGAGCCAGTCTTTAACAAAGGCGAAACAAAATCAAGTGTTAAGAATCGTCAAGGCTTATGGCTTAAAGGCGCAATGTGGTACAATTACTACAATAAGCCTAAGGACTACATTGATGGAGTTTTAGCTTTTGCGTCTGAAGTATACAAGTATGACAAAACGCAAATCAAAGCTCTTAAGAAGCTTAAGGACTGGGAGCTTACTCTTACACTAGGTAATGTAGCAAAGCTATGGCAACGTGGCTATGAGTATACCAAGCCAGAAATCAAACGCTTTGGTGTAGAACTTAAAAGGATGTCAAGTCAAGCTGATATGATTGTTGATGTTGAAACTGCTGCTGTAGTTGCGGCACCTCAGATATCAGTTCAAGATAGACAGCGTATTAAAGTTAATGATACCATAGGCAACGATTGGGAAGATGTTGTTGAAGGATGGATGGGTGGTACTTATAATCAAGAGATCGATGTGTTTAAATTGTTTAAGCAATATGATCTTAAAGGTTCATGTATCAATATGTTTAATGATATGGTACGAATCGAGTATCAGCCACTTAAAGATGCTTATGAGAATGTATGTGAGCAGGCTGTTGAAGCTTATGGTCATATCACTAGACGTAAGCAGAACAAAATGCTTAAGTTGATGGAAGGTATCTTCAACGATTTAGAGCAGTTAAAAACAGCTAATAAAGCTGCTAAAGTACCAAAGGCTAAGAAGCCTAAGGCGTCTGATGTTCAAATTAAAGGTCTCAAATATCTAACAGACAGCATTGAATTTAAAGTAAGTTCAATTAATCCTGTAATGATACCAGGCAAAGACGTATTGTTCATATACAATACTAAGTCGAGGAAATTGATTCAGTTGATTGCGAATTCAACAAAAGGGTTTGAAGTAAGTGGTACTACTATTAAAAACGTCTGCGATAAAGAGTCTAGGGTTACTACCTTAAGAAAGCCAGATGAAATACTACCACTTATTTTAAAGAAATCAATCAAGCAAATCGACAAGCTAGTCTGGGAATCTGTTACTACTAAGATCAGTGTACCCAATGGTAGAATAAATGACGATTGCATACTACTTAGGGTACTATGAATATAGATTTAGAACAAAAGATAATGACAAAAAAGCGGTTCTCAACTGCCGTAGAACAACTAGTTGTAAAAGGTAATCTGTCTTATATAGATGCAGCTACTTATATTATTGAAGAGAGGGGTATGGACTATAGTAATCTACGTAAACTATTGACAGACTCACTCAAAGATAAGATGGAAGCTGAAGCAATAAGATTGAATTTAATTAGAGGCAAAAAGGGTAATCAATTACCCATTTAAGGAAATAATATTATGAGCAATGTAATTATACCATCATCACCAGCAGACATTAAACGCATTAAAGACTGCATCATCGAAATCAGTAACGCTATGACATTAATTCAAGCGCAAAAGGATTTCATTAAAGAAGCTGTTGAGTTGTGCTGTGAAGATGTTGAAATTGATAAGAAGCATTTGAAGAAAATGTCTAATATTTACTACAAGCAGAACTTGGCTGAAATCTTAGGCGAAATTGAAGACCTCGAAACCTTATACGACGGCATTATGGCTTA